GTAGTTGGATGAAGACCTAAGTCTTTCACAGATTTCTGATAAATCTTCGGGGCCATAATTATTAAGAGTAAAACAATATCTAGAAGTTTGAATAGAAGAAGAAGAAGGCATAAAATACAATGAGGGAGCGCCTCTTTATTTATATATACAAAAGAACTGGAGAACAACTGGAGGGTGAGTGAGAAGAGTCACGGGGGGTAATACTATACCCCCGTGACTTTGTCTATGCTCACCCTTAAAATATATATTACATGACCTAAGTGCTTGCGTCACCGCAAAAAGCAATATTATGATTCATCCTATATCTAACTGTCTGTGCAACAGTATCAAACCCATTCGCAACACACAAATAAACAATATACGCCTTAAATTCGTTCATATATGAACCTACATCTATTTTTTGACAAGGAATTCTAAATTCAACTTTAACAGATTCAGCATCTTTAATCACGAAATCTTTCTCAAGTATAATCTTTCCAACCTTTCTAGCTTGATCAGCACTAATATACTGTGCAGGTTGTCCAGGAAGTAAATTCGCTTGAAAAATAGTATCATCTCTAGTCTGGGGTGTTCTAACTAACACAATCTTACAACGAATAAGATCGTTACTGACGTCACCAGTCTCTGTATTGTTATACACTTCGAAAGACCATAATCCACCTCTAACAATAATATCAGAATCAAATTGGGCAGTTGTTTCTGTTGGATCTGTAATTGTAGGTATAGTTGAACTCAATGGATTCAATCCTCCAGCTGAAGTGAAGAAGGGTGAAGTAGAAGCATTATAGAGGCCGAGAGCCCACATAGCAGTAGTCGTAGCATTACTATATGACGCCGGAGTAGCAACAGTTCCAGCTTGAGACAGAATACTCTTATATTTTGTCGCAGTAATTGTCTGCCTCCACAATAATGATTTAAACGCCCTACGCGAAAGTCTTCTTGATCTACTCTTTGGATAACTGTAAGGCTTGTCATTGCCAGCATACGCACGGATTCTGGACCTCCTAGATCGTCTTGCACGAGCAGGTCTTCTACGTTTGAAAGCAGCCCTTCGAGGAGCATACGTTCGCTTGCGCTTGAACGCCATACTTCAACCATTTTGAGCATAGATCAAGTGTTATATAGATCTTTAAATATTAGTCGCTACGCTACAATTAATTAGATTAAGGGGTATACATCCGCGCCGCTGGCGCGACCCTTGGCAGCCCCGGCCCCCCTGCACCGCTCAATCAGGTCGCCTCCGGCTTTCTCGCTCTAGGGGCCGGCGTCGCTGTCGCTCCAACAAATACTAAAGTCAATAGTTTAGGTTATAATAATTCTTCAATCTTTATTCTTCGCTCAAGGGCGGGATACTGTGGGTGTTCAACACCAAGATTACAAGTAAATACTTCCTTAGGATGGAAGTTAGAAGTTACAATGAAAGTTTCAACACACAAAGGGACCATGTCACCTTTGACTTCAACATAACATTTATATCTATCAAACCAACGGAGCAAATGGTTTATATCAATACCATTTGGCCCAAAATCATCAATTATACACGTTTTTTCTAACAAGTATCCGTTCCACCATTTTGTTCGCGGATCTTTAATGTACGCGGATTCAAGCTCCCTATGTGCCCGCATAGATTTTCCAACTCCTGGCTTCCCATAGAGCCAGGTGACAGCAATGGCTGGTCTTTCAACTGCTCCTCTAAGTCCGAGAAGATTTCTGAGCATGACATGTCCACTGTAGATGTAGGTTCCGGGGTTGTCATCAGCGAATTGATTAAGTCCCAATCGTCCAGATTCCAGTCGAACTCTAAATTCTCCGGCAAGTTCATCTCTGGACTTCTTGGTTGGACGGTCGGAGGGATCTCCGGTACCTCGATTACTTGGACAGGTTCCGACTTCCACGAAGTCCCCTTCTTTAGAGCAATATGTTCGATTATGAGATGCATTTCCTCTTGCAGGTTCGATATGAGCTCTTGGTGATACGAGATCTTTGACTGTGCGTAATCGACTTCTGCTTTTGAGGCAGATATATCCTTGGAGATGCGGCGTACCCGACTCTCCAATCTCTTTACCGATGATAAAGTAGTTGGATGAAGACCTAAGTCTTTCACAGATTTCTGATAAATCTTCGGGGCCATAATTATTAAGAGTAAAACAATATCTAGAAGTTTGAATAGAAGAAGAAGAAGGCATAAAATACAATGAGGGA